ATGAGTATAGTTAAAGTTATATGGAAAAGCAAAACGAAAGATGATAAGTTAGGTTACATACGTTTATCATCCCGAAGTGGAAACAAAACTACGGTAAAAAGTTTAGCACTTGACCCTGTAGAGAAAAAACATTTCAATGCTAATACTCAAAGAATGCGTGCATCATTCTCACAAAGTGAGTACTATAATAATTTCATTCAATCAAAATTAGATGAAGTTAACAAGAAAGGTAATACTATCAAATACCTGAATGATGATAAGAAATCATTGATTGTCTTTATGAATAAGATTATAGATAAATGTGAAAATGAGGGTACAAAGATGAAGTATGAAAATATTAGAAATCTTATTATTCTTTTCAATGAATTTAAATATGGTGCGAGTGATGTAAAATTTTCTGAACTGACTGTTGACTTTTTAGAAGAATTTAAAAAGTACCTTAAGATTGAAAGAAGGAATAAGAATAATAGTATTGTATATAAAATGAAATCTTTTAAATCTTTCATTTCAAAAGCACATAGAGAAAAGGTTTATAATTTTGATGTTAACCCTTTTGACTTAATAAAAAGCGAATTGATAGAAACAAATGTTGATGTTCTTAACAAAGAAGATTTAAAGAAACTGATGCACACACCGTTGGTTGAAGTTTATAGAAGCGGTAAAAAGTTTGGTCAACCATTGCCTAATCTAGATGTTTTAAATGGTATCAAGTATGCTAACTACAATAAGATAGATGATATTAGAAACTTCTTTTTATTCCAGTTATTTTGTCAGGGTATAAGGGTATCTGATTTGCTCACGTTAAGATGGAATGATTTCTATATACATCAAGACCAAATCAGGATTAAGAAGCGTATGGTTAAAGTTAAATCTTATATTGATGTATTGATGAATTTTAATACAATGGAGTATTTGAAAAACTACATACCAGTTAAACAATTACCTGAACATCTTCTAAAATCTTATTCTGAAATGTGGTACAAAACTATTGGTCACGCACGATTATCTGTTAATGGTCAAAAGTATGAAGATATTAATACTGCTAAGGTACTTGTAGAAATCGATGATATTGTTATTCAGAATTTCAATCTTAGTTTTAAACCTTTTAATGGAGAATATTTTACATCAGTAAATGAATTAAATAAAATAATTGATGCAAGAAAGAAAGAACTTATTAAGAAGATAAAGAAAACTGATGCAGTTATCTATGAGCAGAAAATTACAGAAATTTATACATCAGATGAAAAGATAAACTATTTAGAGAAACTTAGTTTGATAGTTAAGAGCAAAGCAATCTTAAACAATTCTATAATGGATGAAGCAAGTGATGATGTGAAATTGGTAAATTATAAACTGTTTAAAGGTATTGTAGAATTTTTATCTTCAAGTAAAGAAACTAAAAATTCATTTGTATTTCCATTATTAAAAGATGGTGATTTTGCTGATATAATTGATGATGATTTTTCATCAATGAATAAGTATCAATATAATAGTTTTACTGGTACACGCGCTTATTATAACCGATTACTAAAGGTAGTAGCATTACAGTGTAAAATATCTAAACCACTTACATCACACGTATCACGACATTCATTCACTTCACTAATGATTGAAATAGGGGTAAACCTCAATCTGTTTGATTTAATGACCTCTTTGGGACATAAGCATCTTAATACTACCCAGGTCTATATCAATAAATTCAGCAGCAAACGTGTTGATAGTTTGAATAAAGACTTGGTAGATTTTATGAACAAAGACTAAATTACAGTATTTTCTAAAACATAATTTCTATTCTTTTAAACTTATCGGAATAATTAGGTATAAGTCTAAAGTGGTTAGGTGGTTCAAATCGGATTCCTTAACCTTGCTTTAAACTTAACTAATTAATATATAACACTAAAGAATAGAAATTATGAAAAAGATTGTACTTGCATTAGGAATGCTTTTAATGCTTAGTTGTTCAACTGATGATGCTGAAACAGTCACAAATCACCAATCAGATTATGAAAACCCATCTACACCATCTACACCAATTCAACCTAATGAATGTAAAGTTAGTTATCGATTGCTTAAGATTACAAGACGTTATGCTTACAATGATACAATATCTGACGTTACTACAATTTATGATAATTTGAGATATGCACCATATCGTTTGGATGGGTTCGGTTACGTTACTGAATTAAATTGTGGTGAAAAAAGGACTGAGGAAGTTATTAGCGATTATAAATATATCTTGATAAGAAAAACTATCTTGTAACATATTTTCAACACAGTATTACGAACCACTACTTTAAGTGGTTTTTTTTTGGATGTAACTTTCGAGAATCTATTTCATCACGTAATACAATTGCGTAATCATACATTTCTAAATGCACATAGTAGTACATCATATTTTCAAATAAAATATCTGTATCAGTAGAAAATGTTTCTTGTTTAAGAAGTACTGAAAGTTCCCACGGTTTAATAGTCTTTGCTAAATCTTCAATGTTAAGAGTTGACCAATTGATTTTATCTTTCATTTTATTCATCTTCATTTTTCTTGATTCCTATTAGAGAATCTTTGCTTCTTAAGAAAAGCAGTGCTGCTGCTAACCACCCTGATAAATCAGCAGGTGATGCTTTACCTTCATACATCAACAAACCACAAAAGATTAGTATCATTACCCCGATTACAGTTGTAACCAACCCCTGTATAAATATTCTATTGTTCATTCGTTAATATCTTTTTTTCTCGCTAATTCGTGCGTTAGGTGTTTTATCTCGCTGGTTAAATCTTTTACTGCGGTATATAGTTTATTAAAATTATCGGTAAGATGCTGATGATTATTTTCTACAATTGCTAGTTTAGTTTTAGTTTCAGTTGACATAATTTTTACAGATTTTAAATCTTCCATTGTTGCTTTTAGAAAGTGACCAATGATAGAAATAACAATACCAATTAGCACCGTTGAAAAAATACTAATGATTGCTACAACATTAATTTCCATTTTTTAGTTTCATTTTTATTCAAAGGATGGATTAGAAAACCAGTCATTTGATAGTTCGGTAACACACCTTGCAAGTTCTTGCTGTGTGAAAAATATTTCATAATTATAACCCTTGGTGGGTATTCCTTGGTAGTAAACAGGTTCTATTATGTATATTGGAATTGCTGCTTTATCTTCTGTAGGATGGTAAATTATTTCTGCATAAGTATCACCATCAGTTATGAAATTTGCATCAGTTGCATCTTCATTTATTTGCGTGTATCTTATTTCTGCTTTTGCTGCGGTATCGTAGATTATATATTTCATTAAGATATATATAAATTTGGGTATCGCAGGTTAATATATTCTGTATGTAGTCGGTAATGTTCATCAAGTATTCGCGCTTCTGTTTTTCCAGTATTATCTATGAATATCATTTCATACATAAAAATTGATGCACTTGGTAAATATGCAAATGCGTTACCAGATACATAACTGGGTGTAGAAGTATATGGTGAACTTAAAACCAATTCATTATTAAAATACGATTGAAAAGGGTTTGTTACACCGTTGTTATAACCGTAATTTATTGTTGAAAATACTGTACCAGCATTTGCACCTAACGTTGGTATATTTTGTTGACTGTTAACTATTAGGTTATTATTATCACGAATTTGCCAAACTAGTCTTGGTACCCCGCTAACCACTTGTAATAATAATGTAACTGTATTTAAAGCAGTTTGTGGGTTAGACCTGATTATGTTTTGTGATGATAATAAATTATTTGCTTTCATCACTACGATAACAGTATTAGGTCTACCATCAACTAATACTTTAAACAAATCACCATCAGTAACTAAGGGATTACCAGAAGTACCCGCAAGTTTAATACCTAACCCATTACTTGTATTAAATAAATTACCACTGCTGTTAACGGGAACTCCTGCAGTTGTTCTTGCTTCAAAATGATTACCATTTCCTGATAAATCATTCCAACTTTTAACATAACTACCTGCACCAAACGTTATACCATCAGTTGCACGATACCACGCATAAAGTCCAGTAAAATCTGGGGGTGTTAACCCACCGTATTTTGCACCCGTTAAAGTTCCACCTTGAAAATACATTTAGTTAATAGAATATTTTATCTCGGTAAATGCTCCCGTGTATGCTGTAGTATCGGTAGGTGCAGGTGTGAAATAAAAGTAGATACTGTTATTACCTGATTGTTTTACACCTGTAGTAAATCCAGTGATAGAAGTATGATTGCTTAATATCTCTGTAGTAGATGTAATTGTAATTACACCACCAACTCTTTTTGCTGTTGCTTTAATTTTAGCAGCAATTAATTGTCCTGCGGTTGCATTCTTAACTATAACACTTGCATCTATCAATGCAATGGTTGTATCTACTGTAAAAGGAATAGACATTGTAGCACCAAATGAATCACGACCTGAAACTTCAACACCACCACCCGCTGTAGTTACTGATGCTTGTCTTTTGGTTACTGGATAGAATATTGATTCATCATAAATTTCACGCTGCTTTAATATTACAGATGTATTACCTGCAATACTTTTAAACGTCATATAAACTACACCCGCTTTATCTCTAAATGATAATGCATCTTCCTGACCACTGTTAAATACAATGTTAGATTGTCCGGATGCTATATTGTTTTGTACTGCTAACTGGAATATATTACTAACAACATTTAGATTTCCTGAACTTGCTGTTGACCCAATTACAACTTCCCTAAGCGGTGCATTCCAAGATAGATTGGAATCAGTGCTTAGTACACCAGTAGTAGATACAAGTGGTATTCTAATACCTGTACCTGCTAATGTTGTATTAGCACCTGTATTAAGTTTTAGGTTAAATGCGTTCTGTATATCTGTTTGATTAGATAACGTTCCTGTAATAGCACCCCACGATGCAGTACCTGAACCACCTGTTATTGGTAAAGTAATATTACCGAATACATCCGCAGTAAGGTTATTAACGCTTATTACAGCGCGTCCCGTTGCGTTAGGTAGACTAAATACTTTATCTGAACCCGTAACATCATAATTTACAATAGTGCTAAAAGAACCACTTGGAGACGTTTTAATTTTAAGACCTTCACCACCTGTTAAAATTGAGGTACGTCCATCAGGAACTGTAGTTTGAACATTTCCGGAACTGATTGTTGTTACAATACCTGATGCACCAATTACAATTGGAGTTGATGCAGTATTATTAACTGAAAGTATTGCTTGTAATGATGATGCTGTTGAACTACCTGATGATATTGGAGAACCATTAAATGTTAATGATGTACCAGTAATATTTACATTACCATCTGCATTTTTATAGAATGCTTTATTACCCTGACCATCGGCTATTATTACTAAATTAGATTGTGATATTTCAGTAATGTTCAATTCAACATCACCACCGATTATAGTGTTATAAGAACCAGTTGTAACATTGGTGGTAAATAAAAGTGACGTAGAAAATCCAATCCAAGTATTACCACTACCAGTAGTTGAATTTTGCATCAATCTTGTACCAAGTATAGTATTATAATCAGTTTGTGTTGTACTTGCTAATGTTTGATAACCGATAGATACATTGTGTTGACCACTAATACTATTTTGCATAGCAGCGCGACCAATAGCAACATTTCTTAATCCTGTTGTATTAGCAAACATTGTGTTGTAACCGATAGCAACATTACTATCAGATATATTATTTTTTAATGTTTGATATCCTATAGCGACATTTGCTAAACCAATTATATTAGTTGTTAAAGAATCATAACCAAATGATGTATTACCGCTACCAGTTGTATTAGATATTAAAGACCTAGTACCAAATGCTGTATTAGTAAGTATTCCACCACCACCGCGATTAGTAACTGACATTTTACCATCTTCATCTTTAGTAACAAATAAACTTCTGTTATCTGTAGAATAAGTAGTATCTGAATACACCCCAAAAATTGTACTGATTTGACCCGCAGCAGGTAATAAATCGCTAGCAAAATATGCCTGACCTGCATACAATAATTTTTCTCCAAGATTTAGATTTTGTGTTGCTCCATTATATGGAACTGACATTGTAAAAGTTGCAAGTGTACCGTTACCAGTAACATATTGTGAAGTAGAACCAGTAGGAATATTGAACTTTAAATTTAAAGCATTTTGTAAATCATTTTGATTACTTAAAAGACCCGTAATATTACCCCAAGATGTAACACTTGATGTACTACCTGAACCACCAGTTAAACCAGCGATTGCAGTTCTTACATATGCAGTAGTAGCAATTTGAGTAGTATTGTTTCCTGCAACTGCGGTTGGTGCAGTAGGTATACCAGTTAATGCAGGTGAAGCAAGATTTGCTTTTAAATCGGTTATAGATGCAACATATTCCTTAGTTGTAAGAGTTTTTACATCACCTGCAATAATTAAAGCATTAGTAATAGTTGGTGCAGTTACAACACCGTTTTTATAAACTCTAAAACCATCTTTTCTAGATGCTGTTGCAGTACCTATACCGACCCTGAAAATGCTATCTGTTAATACAAATGTTGTAGCATTACCAGTAATAATATTTGGATATGTTCCAATGATTGTTTCATAAACTGTACTGGTAATAATATTGTTTCCTATAGCAGTTGTAGTAGAACCATTTGTTTGATTACCATTACCGATAATAGTAGAATATCGAGAGTTTATTGTATTGATTATTCCACTTAAAATGCTAGAGCCCTCACAACCTCCATTTATTTTATTAGTATATCCACCTAATATAGTTGAATAATCTGCTAATAATAAATTATTACTTCCACCAATTATACTTGCATCTGATGGAACAAATTCAGAACTACCTATTGTGTTTTGAAAACCACCTAAAATGGAATTATTTGAACCTAGTAGAAATAGAGATATATTTGATATTATTTTATTACCATTTCCACTTATAAAACCCTGATTAGAGTTAGCACTATTATTATTTCCAGTAACAAAATTTTGACTGAATGTAGCGTAACAATAATTACCATAAATGAAATTTGTGTAACCACTAGAACCTGAATTATAACCACCAACAAAACTACCATTACCTTCTGCACCACGTAAAGAACCTGATGTTCTATCACTTTTAGAAATATCTACAGAATTTTCACCAATTTCACCGTACATATTCGGATCTGCTCCAACTAATCTATACCCATCACCAACACGTTCTAAACCACTTGGACGCGGTAAAGAATCAACTTTTGTATCAACATAACCTTTATCAACTAAAGACCTGTCAGTATAATTATTAGAATAATCAGCACTATATTTAAAATCACATCCTTCTATAAGTCCGGAGAATCCATTAAATTTAAAATTACCAGCCAAATAAATATCTTGAGCACCTAAATAAATATCTTGAAATGTTTGTATCTGTACAGTACGGTCTAATTGTGCAGTACTACCAGTGTCTAAAACTGATTGTAAATTTTGTGCAGCAGCAGGAGGTGCCCCAGTTAACAATTGAAAATCTGCGTGTACAGATTGTGATGCAGATACTCCATAAGTTCCAGCAGCACCAACCCACAAATAAGCGATGTTATTAAATGCAGTGCCGATACCTTTAAAGATTGTATAACCTGCATTTTGTGCTTGAATTGCAATTGCAGGGGATTGATTGTTTAACCAATTGACAATACTTTGTGTGAGCATCCCGACTTGAATAGTAACAGTAGCAGGGTCATCTTCAACATCCCCAGTAACAGATGTACTTGAATACATTAACTCTATATTTGATAGTGTTAATTGTGTATAACCTGCACCGTAAGTACCTTTACCTTTGTTAATCATTTTGTATTTAACAACAGCAGGTAATCTAGTTTCAGTAATCGGTTCATCTGCAAGTGAAAAAGTACCACCAGTATTTACTGGAACGCTTGGAAATGATGGAAATGTTGGAAATGTTGGAGTACGAACAATTCTTTCTGTACCAACAAACCACACACTTTGAGTATCTGTAATAGTATAATGAGCAAGGTTATTAATCTTTGCTAATATGGATGTATCAGATTCACCGCTTACATAAGTAAAGCGTTTCTTAATATCAATGTTATCTTGATGTTCAGATACAGATGTAATAGAATCATTTAATTCTAATAAGGTATCATTAATATTATTTAAATCTTCATTATAAACTGTTGTAGTAACAAAAGTTGATAGTTGTGTTTGTAGACCTGTAATATCAGATATTGAATGTGTATGACCGATTAAACTATAGTCATTAAATCGATTATAAACTTCCTGAAATAGAATATCCATTGCAGCAACAGTTGCATACATTGTTTGAATTTCAGTAAAGTTTTCATTGACCTTTCCGAACGCTTGGAATAGCGTGTCACCTAAATGACTATCTGCTGGTGAATACGGTATGTATTGTAACATTCATATTATGTGATTTTTATTCTAATGGTGTATTAGTAGGTGCATTTTCTAATGCTAATATTCGGCTATTAAATTTTGAAATAGTGAGATTGATTGATAAAAAGTTTCTGCTAACAGAATTATATAATTCACGCAATTCATTAATCTGACTTACTATTACATTTATACGATTATCAATCTCACTTTTATTAGAATCGATATTAGATTGTATAGTATTTAAATCAGTTATTAAACCACTAACAGAAGATTGATTGATTTCTAAATCATCATCAGATGAAATAAAATTTGCATCATTTTCTAACTGTGATGTTTTTACAATTTGAATCGAATTATACAATTCATCAAACATATTATCAATTAAAATAAATGCTTGCGGTGTTGGTATACCTGTACCACTAATTACCTGTTTAGACATTCTTTTTTTCTTCTTTTTCTTGCTCTTTTACAAACTGTAAAAGTTTTATAACTGTTTCCTTTTTAACAGCATAGTTTACTTTGGTAACTTCCTTTTTTTCTTCCATTATAAAAACCATCCGAATTTAAAAGTGTTTGTATCAACACTACATCCCCTCGAATATTCAGGTAAATTTTTATCTTTCATAAATTCATAAAAATTGAGTTCGTAATTAGCACCCATTTCCCTGTAATATTTTGAAAGTCGGTCAACTTCTTTATAATCTGCAATTGCTGCACTATCTGTACTGTGTTTATAATTTCCTGCATTACCAACGATTATAGAATTATTCATTACAAAGTGTGATGCAGAATAAAACACAAGCATATAAGTAACAAAGTCATTGTAGATGGTTAGATATTCATCTGATAGTGTATTAGAAGCGAAATCTGATAATATCTTTTCATAAAGCGGTGTAGATAGTATTCTTTTAATATCTGTTACCTGAGCGCTCCAAATTGAGGGAGTTAATTTATCATCAGCAACATTACCACTAATTACAGTAAGTCGTTTCATCAGGTTTGAACCAGGTCTTAACATCAAATCATCCATTATAGTATGTGATTATTTTTTGTAGCATCATCAACACGTAAATCTTCAAAATCTTCAAATCGAATATCTATATTAGGTTCTGCATATTTTAAAATAAATTCAAGACCATCTAAAATAATTTCGCGCATTGGCTTAATATTAGAACGGTATAGGGTTTTTAATGCTTCTTTCTGCTCATCTTTATGTGATGCTAAACCTGAATTATCAATTTCACCAAATAAGGCTGGATTTGTAACTGAATGTGCTTTGTAAATCTTTTTTTCTGCTTCTTCACTGAAATAAACTAATTGAGTATCTAATTGTGCAACCTCTAAATTTTTAACTTCTATTTCATCACCACTATCTAAACCATCACTAAAGGAAATTATAACTTTATTCTTATTAGATGAACCAGTAAGTTTTTCTATAATTTGCGCTTTGTATTTGCGTTTGAGTTCTTCTGTTGCAGGTACACCACCTTTGCAGTTAATAATTTTTCCTGCTGTAAATCCATTAGCAATATGATTAATTGCTCCATTTGATAATTCTTCTTCAATATGTGCCCATTGTAAACCTGATGAGTAATCAGGGTTTGCAAAATATGGTTTAGATGATATTCTTGATACAGTTAAAATTTCAATTGGATTATCTTTATAAGTACCGTCAAACTTTGCATATAATTTAGGTTTATATCTACTTTTATTCTCCCAGTCAAAAGAGTACCAGTAACCATCTATTTCACCTAATGAGTTTTGATTCAATGCAAGTTTTTCTGTGTTTATATGTTTTATTAAAATTGGTTGCGGATCTTGCTTCAAAAGTTTTGAACCTTGCGACCACACAATTTGAACTGAATATTGACCATATAATTTATAATCCATACAAATCAATTGTATATCTTTTTTAGAAATATATTTATGAATATTTATACCTGATTTATCAACTAATCCTTCTCCAATGATATAATTTACATAACTATTAATTACTCCTGCATTAGTTGGAGAACCATTATATCTTTTTTCTATATAGGTGAAAAATTCATTATTATCACCGTTCATTATATACTTTGTTCCGACACTAACGGTAATATCAGGTAGTACGTAATTATTAAAATTAATTATTTCAACATCCATTAAAATTTAAGGTTATTTTCTTCTGAATTATTTAGTGAATAATTCTGTTTGTCTTTTTCGGTGTATAGTGCTTGTCCCGACCATATAACATCGTTGTAAGCATCTTTTAGTATGATACTATATTCTGCATCGTTTACTGGGAGAAAACCTCCCAAATCGACGGATAATAGACCACTAATTATATCAGCACCGGAACTTACATTTACAGTAACATCATTATATGGTTCTCTAATAGAAACACTGACAGTACCAGTAGTATAAAATCTAGGGATCACTTGTAAAACATACGTGTCTACATTATCAATATTATCTTTAATTAATAGTTTCATATATTTATATAATCCCTTTTTTTAGTTTTGATTTTTTCAACTACTTATATATTAAAAACAACAAATCCCCTAATCGGATAAACAAGGGGATATGAAGTATTAAAATATGTTAAATTATGCAGGTGTAATTGCACCTGTAACATTTATTGCTGCATTATAAGCAGTAGAACCAGTAACACCTAACCATACTAAAGGACGTCTTTCTTGTGTAGTGAATGTTAGAGAATAACCAGACATATCAGTTCTTGCACCACCAGTTGTAATACTACCACCTGATAAATCTGCTCCAAGTTCAGCACCGATTAATTGTATTTGACCGTTGTACAACTCTAAAAAGATTTGAGGATTACCGTATGCAAGTAATTTAACTTGGTCACGTGTTTCTCTATCTAAAGATGGTAGAACTAAATTTAAAGTACCGTTGTAAACAGTAGTGTGTGTTTGTCTATCTGAAACAATTTCTTCGGTATAAGTATTACCATCATTTTTAAGATAGAACTTATAAATCGAACCCGTTATTCCAACACCTTCAAACGTATCATTAGCAGTCAATGTAAGATTTGCAAATGGTAAAAAACCAACTGCTTTAATACCTGAAAACCCAGTTTTACAACCAAGTAATCTAGATTTATTAATATTTTCACAAGCCATTTTTGTTTTTAATTTTTTTTATATGAATAGAAAAAGGTGGTGTATTTTGCACCACCTTAATTATTCTTTTGTATTTTGATTATCCTTTGTACATTACGATTTCTGAACCGTCAACATAACCAACTGCTGCAAGGAATTTAATAGAGTGTAGAACTCTACCATCTTGATTTACTGCATCAGAATCTGTAATTCTAACTGCATCTAAATCTGATTCAACACCTGTAGCAAAGTGTAGATTTTTAATTCTGTAAGCAATCATAAAGTTATTCGGCATACCGTTTACAACTTCTAATCTTGTACCCATATAATCAAGTTCTTTATCACCAACAGTTGTATTTATACCCATTGTGTTTTGCGCTTTTTTATATGCTTTAGCAACGTTTCTAGAAACGACATATACTAAATCAGATTCACCATCAAGTTCAGGTATAACTAAATCATCAAATCTTGATAATTCTGCTGATACGTTAGTTGGTGTAATTGCTACTGGGGATGATACTTTAACAACGGTTGCATCAGCAACGAATTGAGGTATTAAACCTGCAATTGAATGTGTACCTGTACCTTGCCAAATTTGATTATCTATAGTTTCACCTGCTGCTGATACCATCATTGAAAGTATTGCAGAAGTAATAGTTTTAGGTATTTCTGATGTAGCAGAAAATAAACCCTCGTTTTGTGCTTGGAATGTTTTTGCGAAATCTTCTTTACAAAATTCAGAAGCGATTTCAAATTTCTTTACAACAATTTCTTTTTCAGTTAAAGAAACTGCACCAGTTGGATTCCATCCACAACCAGTTACTAATCTCATTTGTGGTGAGTAAGATAATTTTGGTAGGTAATATGAACCTAAAATACCTGCGGTAATTGTAATAAGACGTTTTGCAAGTGTATCTGCTTTTTTAAATATTTCAAGAAAGATTTCTTTAGAATCTACACCTTTGAAATTTGTGGTAATACTTGTAGTTGTTGCCATTTTTTACTATATTTTTATTTTTTTGAGTTTTGTCTGTTTAATGCATCTTCTAAAACTTGTAATGATGTTCTCACTTCTTTAGTTTCTACAGATACATTTGCTAGATTAATACTTTGGGTATTTGCTTGTGCAGATAATTTTACTGCTTCTTCTTTAATCGAAATCAATTCTGCTTTTAGTGATTGATTTTCTACTTCTAATTCTTCAATTCTTTTATTAGCAGCATCTAAATCTTCTTGTAATTTATTATCTGCGGGTGCATCTGCTTTTGGTGCTTCTGCTACTGGTGTTTCATCTGCTGCTTCAACTTCTGCTTCTTCTGCTTTAGGTGCATCTTCTACAGAAACTATTTCACCATTCTCACCAGTCTTTACAATTTTACCATCAACTTGAAATTCTGCATTCGGCATTGGATTGTTGTCTTTATCAAATACAACATTGTCTTTATCCAATGATTCAGCAAAAATTGATAGTGCATCATCTATTTTAAATTCTTGTAAATTAGAATCCAATAGAATTTGCTTCATTACTAAATCTTTTACTTTAGAATAATTCATCTTCTCTTTACTATTATTTTTTTTCTCTTTTGCAATTCCCAATCTTGCATCGATTGAAAACCCTTTAACTTTCCCTGTCTTTACATAATCATTCCATATAGATTCATTATCTACTTTCATTGACATCATCCAAGTACCAACAGGTACATCAAAACCTAATTCGTTTGCTTTGTCATTTTTGGGATTTGTAACTATCCAACTTTCAAAAAAATAAACACCATCAATTACTTCTGTATGTTCAATTGTGGAATTTTTTTGATATCCTTTTTTGAAGAAATTTTGTTGTAGTCTTTCTATAGTATCTGCGGTTAAAAACACATTGCATTTTTCACCATCAAAATTTCTATAAATATCTTGTTCAGGTAGTAATACTGGACTTACTAATATTCTCTTTTCTGCATTAGCAAGACGTATATCTTTTAATTCAGATGATAACCTGTAATAGTTGTTACTTTCGTTTGCAACTTCTGTACTTTCGTTGTAAGGAAACTTTGCAACTTTTGCAGATTCTTTATCTAACTTTTGTATAACTTTCGTTGCTTCATAAACTGAAACTTCTTTGTTGTTTTTTTGTAGATAAATTTTTCTATTCCAATAATGTTGACAATTAACACCACCTTTATAAAGGAAAATGTTATATGTATTTGTACCATTGGGACCGAATCCTGCGTTAGCATCAGATTTAACTAAATCTTCTTTTTTATAAGTCAATCCGGATTTAGTCATTTCCACACAAAACTTTCTACTTTTAGCAGTAGTTTCTTTTGGGAAATACTCATATCTAATTTTGAATATTTTATTATCTAATGCAGATGCACCTTCTGTTGGAATTACTGCTAAATCAATGTTGTAAACACTTTCATCAGTAACTCTTTTTTCATCAATTAAAACCCATTCAGATAAATCTTCTTTCTCACCTTTAGATATAATATTTTGCATTAAATCATCTGAAATATCATCTGCTGATAAATCAACATCTTCTACTTTATTAAATGACAATGCTAAAATCTGAATTGCAGGGTCAAGTACTAAAGATGTTCCATAAACACCCTCCATACTTTCTTCATCCCATATTAATTCACGTCTAGGCAAAATGTTATCCATATATAGATATAATCCCTAAATGTGAAATTGATTGGTTTTCACATTTTAGAATCGGGAACTATCTATTCTATTTCTTTCAATTGCATCTGCGGTTTGTTGGTCAGAAGCAACAACATAAGCGCGTATTGGTTCAGCGTTCCTTTGTTGTGATGTTCTTTCTATAGTGTCAGTAATTTGAGTTTGTGGGGTGTTCTGGAATGCAACCGATGGTTTTGATGCAGTCGGTAAAGAACCCGCTGCACCACCTGAACCACCTCCTTTTTTCGATGGAACTTTAACCGATAATATTTTTTTTACGTTTAGCAATCCAAATACACCAGTTGCAACCGCTTGTGCAATTGCATACCCAGGAACTGTAGTTTTAGAAAACGCTGCTAATGTACCTGCAATTGCTGTGTAAGTTGAAATTGAAGCACCTGCAACTGCTAGTGCTTTACCTGCAATAGTACTTTCACCTAATTCATCTGCTGCTGAACTTAAACCACTTCCTATTACATCCAACATTTTTAATTTATTTTCAGATTCCTTTTCATCAATCTTTTTCTTTGCTTCTGAAAATGATGCTTTAGATGCAACATCTTGCTCATCCTGTGATTTAATAACTGCTGCTACATCTGCTGCTTGTTGTGCTTTTAATGCTTTATATGCTTCACCTTGACCAGTTTCAGATTCTAACTTTGCTAAATCTTCGGCTTGCTTTTTTTCCAGTTCTGCAACAACTGCTGCTTGCTTAATATCTTGCTCGCTTTGCAATTGCTTAAATAATGATTCTAATTCTTCAACATTTTTAGCATCAGATAATGATTTTTTTACAACATTAGCATCTACTATACTTTGTACTTCTTTATGTGTAGCATCAATACCTGCTTGTATTTCTTTATCGCGTTTATCTTTCTTTTCCTTTTCTTCTTTATTTAAAGCAGTTTGAAGAATAGCAAACTTTTTTTCGTGTGCATCACGCAATATTTGTAGTTCAGCATCAGTTTGACCTTTCAAAGAATTTATAGATTCTAATTCTCTTTGCTTTTGAGTATCTAATTTATTTTGTGCAGTAACATCTTCTAAATCTTCAATCTCTTTTTCTAACGTCTTTTTTGCATTTAGATAAGCATCATCATTTGCTTTTTGTTCGGCTGCTGCTGCTGCTTTATCTGCTTTTTTCTTTGCTGCTGATTTTTCTGCTGCTGCTTTATCTATATCTGCTAATTTTTTAGAATGTGATGCACGTAAAACGCGTTCTTCTTGATTAAGTTTTTCAACTTCTTCTTGATTATCTTTATTCAATTTTTTCTTTTTCTGAATAATATCTAATTCGGCTTTGTAAGTATCTTTACCTGCTGCTTTTGCAATTTCTAAAGATTTTTCATTTGCTTCAATTTGCTTTTGTAATCTTTCTTTTGCTGCATCATCTGCTTGTGATTGCATTTCTTTACTAACACCTTTAGCAAAGTTTTTTGTAACACTTAAACCGTTTTTTACTTCATCTAATGCACCCGCAAAATCTCCTTTCAAAACTTTACCTAATGCTTTAAAAGGTGCTAATACATAAGCAATAATTACTTCACCTGCACCAAATGCATATTGTTTAAGTTTGTTAAACATTTCTCCCATATCATTGAATGCAGGAAATGCTTTTAATACTGCTGCTCTAATTTCATCCCAGTTTGCAACTATCAATCCTAATGCTATTAAAAATATACCGATACCTGTTGCAGCAATACCACCCTTAATACCAGTAAAAGTTGTTTTCGCAGATGCTTGTACAGATGTGAATGCTTGTTTAGCAATACTTCCAAAACGTTTAAAATCTTTAGCAGAATCTGCAACCGCGCTTAATCCGCTAGTTAAAGCAAGAGCCGAATTGACTTTAAGTAACATTTGTTCAACTTCTTCACTTTCAGCGCCTAATGCACCCATTGCGCCAGTAACAACTGAAAATCCACCTGCTACTGCACTAAGAACACCAGTTACTGCTTGGAACTTTGCACCGGGATCGAAAAGTGCAGCGGTCTCACGTGCTTCTGATATTGAATCGCGCAACACTGCAACATTTCTTGCTGCTGTTAATGCTTGGTCAGAATAATCACCAAAGTTTTGTTGTGCTTCAATTAATAATGCGTTCGCTTCTCTTAGTTCTTTTTTTACATTTGTAATTCCTTTAGCAGCCTCATTTGCATCACTTTTAATATTAATCTCTGCTGTCCTCTTTATCATTATTAGACATTATTTTTCTGATAGTTATTTTACTAACTTGTTTGATATTTTCAGGGTATTTATAAACCCCTTTTAAAATATCAATTTCTTCACTTATACCATAAAGATTACCTTGTTGAAGTAATAGGTGTAGCATCTTGAACATACTTATATAATCGTTTTTTTTGACTTTGATTTTTTACAATGCAAAGGTGTAGACAGGAGATACTAAATTATAAGTATCATATTTTAATCTGAATTTTGTATTCTGTACAGTAGTATTTAGTGTATGTACAATAGTAGGACTTGTAGTAATATTTGTATTTATTCCTGCTGTAGTCCAAATATGACCATCAGAAGAATAATCTAAATAAATTGTAGTACCATTTTGTACTTCTCTATTCTCTAAATGAAAATAAACCGTATAAGTGTTACCTGCAGGGTTATAAGTTTCAGTAGATGTAATGTTATCAATTATTATCTTTGGTGTCGTAGAAAGTCTTACAACGTTCGATACAGTGTTTGTAGAAACTTCTTTAACTCTATAATAATAATCAATGCTTAAATTATTGACCATTCCTAAATGGTGCGGTGATGTATTTTCGCCTATAAATTCACTCCAAACAACACCATCAGTACTCCATTGATAAGCAACCGTTGCAGGGTAGTAACCAAAGTGAGTAGAATTATATGCAACAACATTAGTATCAATATGTGTTACAGAATTTAGTGTAATATTGTATATAAAATCAGGTATCTTTTTAATTATATTTCTAACTTTAAATTGCGTCCTACCATTAATAAGATTTACATTCATTTCGGTAATATCAAAATTATTATTACCAATAATTAATGTAGTTCCTAATTCTAATTGTTGAATAATATGTTTTGGTAAAACTGCGGTAACGTCAAATTCTCTAGCGTAAGGTGAATAAATACTTTCAATAATATTTTGATAACCATTTGTGTATAAATTTCTATCTCTTAAAGATGAATTAAATTCATTTACAGTAGAAAATGCAAGTGATGTAGTATATTCATCATCATCTAATTTATCAACATTTGAAAATATATTATAGTTTGTAAGTGCAACACTTGTACCATCATCATTAGTATATGCAATACGTCTATCAGATGGAATATTTGCACTACCATTTGAAAAGAATAATGTAGGTTTATTAAATACACCTTTAGAAAAATCTTCATCAAGACTATCTGAAACAATCCAAGTTTCATTTAATTCATAATCTTCATCAATCTCATATGTGTTTGGTAATTCTTTCCACATTAGAAGATTGAATTTACTTTCAACAGTATATTCCCCTTCATTACCATTTGGAATATCCTGTGATATATTACCATAATCTAATAATGAGATTTGATTTTTTTTATACAAAATATTATTTCCATAAGCAGATTCTGCATACTTAAAAGAAATCTTTTTAAAACTTTTTACAGCATTAATTTTTAATTGTCTTTCAACATATTTTGTAATATCAAGTCCATCATTTTGATTATAATAGTTTCTATAATATTCTAACTGGAATACTTGTGCGTTACCGTGTTGAGTTTGTACAATTGGATTAGTATTTGGTAAAATAACCAATTTAAACATACTGATAATGCTGTTTAAAAAATCATATACAGTCATATCAGGGATATTATAAGGGATATTAAAGACGTTTATTAAACTATTATCTGCACTTGATACCAAGGCACTCCTAACACTTTGAAAGTCTTGCATTTTGTATGTAAATGCTTCTACAGATGTTTCAGTGAGATTTAAGGAACCAATTGTTTCAACTGCTATTCGGTAACTATATCTTGTACCACTTGGAGTAGAAGAAATATATTTTTTAAAGTATAATTCAGAATTACCAGTTACCCAGTCGGGGGAACTCGATACAAAACCATTATTATCTTGATTGGTTGTAGCAACTTCATTAATTGTTCCATCACCATTTAAGATAACCTGTTGAATAAATATTTTATACGGTGTAGTTGAGTTTGCTGTACCAGTCCTTGCATAAAATCCGAACCATCTGAAACGATTTGTACCTGACCAGTTAGCGGTAAATGTAAAATAGTTATTTGTAGCATCTAAATTATAATAGGTTGTATTTGTAAACTGACCTGATAGATCTAAAATCTTTGCAGAATTTGCATAAGGATTTTCATTCTTATTTAACCATAAATACAATCTGTCAATTATAGGATTTTCAGTCATAAAATCACCGATGAACTTTACATTATATTGACTTTGTATTGCATTAAAAAAGTACCTTACTTTAAGTGCAGGACGTAGTTCTTCTTTGCGTATTCCGTTAGCAGTAGATGCATTTATAAATTTTAGATCGTTGAAGTCCTTAAGTTGACGTGTTGTAGATACTAACGGATATTCTATAAAACCATTTTCACCTAAACGAATATTACTTTCAACATAAGTATCAGTGTAATTAAACTGTATTTCAGGTAAAATTGAAGTGTATGTTAGTTCAGATAATTTCTTATCTCCAAAACTATCTTTTAAAGATTTTAGGTTACTGGTAAATCTTACCGAATAAGATTTTAAATGACCATTTTGGTCACCATTATTAATTGTAATAATACCTTTTCTAAAATAAAATCCATATAAATCAATTCTGCTTGGTAATCCATTTGATGCAGATATTTGACCGTTATAATTTACATTATGCCAGTATTTTAAAATCCTCTTATTCTTAGGTGTAGCAGGTACACTGAAATCATATGTTAAATCTGCATAGTTCGTTTCTAATCCTGAAATATCTGTTTTCTTTAACGTCATAACAATGTTTTCATCAGGGTATAAATCCAAATCTTCACCATTCGTAATAAATCCTGTAAAATCTACTCCATCACTTACAATTATTCGTACACCGTTCATTATCTAATATCATTAATTTTATTGTTAGCATTCTCAAAGGTTAACGTCCATTGAATTTGTGCTTTTTCATATTTACTAAGTTTTTCAGGTAGTTTTTTATCTGTAAGTATGACAGGAATTATTGTTTCATCTGCTTGGTTTAATAAGTACCATCTGTTGCTGCTAACCAGTTCTTCCATATACTTATTTTGTGCATCATCCAATAAGTCAGTATTCAAAACCCATTCTTCACCGATTACAACATTCTGTACACGGGTTGTTCCGGTGCGGACTGAATATTGGTCAGGTCGCTTTTGGTAGAACTGACTGGATTCACTGGATATATTTAAGTTTCTTCTGCTTGCTCTATTAAAAAGCATAGTGTCCCATACACCGAAACTATTTAAATATGCTACCTGAAATTCACGGTTTTTTTGTGAGCAAATAATTTTATTTGTAAAAATTGGTTGTCTAAAAACTATAGATGATGTGTTACTGGCCGTAGGTGAGATAGTTACACGAAAGTTAGTTGTAAGTTGTGTTGAATATTTATCTACAGGGTCTAATAAAGTCATTGATGGTGGTGTTGAATTAGCACCGTTGATATGATAACCTTTTCCTAAGCATCCAATGTGAATAGATGAATCAACTGTATCTTGTAGTGTAGTAACATCACCAATAACTTTATATGCTTTTAAAATCCATTTAACCCATACAAATTCGCCAAATTCATTAGTTGACATTGCATTTAAAAATTCACTATCAACTGTAATTTCGGTACTGTCAACGGTTACTTCTGTTGAATCTACCGTTAGTGGTAAATAGTCAAACCAAGTATCATCTATTGTCGGGTCTAAATGACCTAAAATGTAATCTGAAATATCACACGTAACAAAGTTATCATCATAACGAATCTTAATCGCTGTGAGTGGATAATTTGCGGTGGTTGGTATGGTATTATCACCAGTCCAAATAAACAGTTCCACAGTCGCGTAATCGAACGTGGATGCAGTTGCGGAATAGGTAATGTAGTATGGACTTTCTGCAAGTATGAAATCAGTATTACTAATCATTTATAAATTTTATTTTTTTAATCTTCACCAAAATCATTTAGTAAATTATCTGCTTCGGCTTCTGCAATGTAATCTGCAATTTTACTTACTTCGTAATCCATCACATCATAAAAGAAATTTATCCCTTTGATACCTTTTCTATAGATGGAATTTTGAACTGCATAAGGATTTAAACCCCTTGCTTTTGCCCACGGTGAAATTGCTGCTAATGGTGGTTTTTTATCTTTATAAGAGAATCTGGAATTGTTATTTTGTTCAGTACCGTTTACACCTGCATCTATAAATTCACCGTATGATTCCATATCAACAACAAAATCATATTCACCATCTATTTGTTCAATATCAGCGGTTATACTGTCTAATAATCTACCTGTATCTATACCACGACCTGATTTCTCTAATATCTGCTTAGAACGCGCTTTAAACGTCGATACTAATAGTTTTAATGCTTGCTGCATTTGCGCATCAGTTACATTACTCATTGCAAGTGCTTATTTCATTTTGTATAGATAAAACTACTGATGCATTATAACCATCTAATCCACTTATACCCTGAAAATCGATAACATATGCATTTACACTATCATCAACTTCAATATCAAATTCATTATTCTGAAACATCAATATATTTAATGCTTTAATTAATATTGCTGATGCTTCACTCATATTATCAATCATATTATCTTCAAATATTTCATTCTGAAAAGATGTTTCAGTATTTCGTAATGATACACAAGCAATATCAAACAGAAAGTTGATTCTGTTTTGTTCTAAATTAAATCCCATTGGAATAATGTGTACTAATGGAAATAAAACTTTTTTATCAATCTCCCGAATCGTTTTGTTACCGAATTTAATTTTATTTACTAACGGATCGCTTTTAAATAAGTCTATTAAATATTGTGCAACAATTGCATTCGGATTTAGGTTACTATACATTCATTTTCTATTGTTTTTTATGCTCTATTTTCTTCTTTTCGATAAGATATGATGCCCAAAATGCGAATTTATGACAGTTTAAACTTTCTATATCTTCTACTTTTGTTACATCACCATTTGCTAACATCCATATAATTTCGGTATATGCACCCCATTTAGCAACGAATTGACTTTCTCTAGAGTAGTCGAATCCAAGTTCTTCATCATTTTCACTTGTTTCAGGGTAGATTTCAGGGTATAATCTGTGATAATCTGATAACCACGCAAAAAAAAAGATAAAACACCTTCTAATACATCATATCCAAGTTGTAAAAACTTTAAATGAGTTCCTGTATAGGGTTCAATCTCGTAATAATTGCCAATTTTTTTAGTAATTGGTCGGTATAATATAGATAACATTCTGCACCAGTCTTTATCACTTGCATAATTCTCTAAATCTATTAATGCACCTGCTGTAATATCATCACTAAAGTTTGGTATTAAACCATATTCTACATCATTGTATTTAAAAATATGCTGCATTTCTGCAGGGGATGAAAATACATCGTTAATCGCATTCATCATTTCAGATATTTCTGATGCTTTCATCAGCATACTATACTTTAATGGTACATCACAAAATATTTGTAACATCTTTTTATCTAAAAATTCTTTATCTGTATTTTCTACATTAGCAATCTTTTCAAACGCAATCCATTTTTCAATAGTTATATCTTTTTTAGATTCAGGGATTACATATTCTACATTAACTTTTTCCATCAACTATATATTTTTATTCGGGGTATTCCTTTATCTATATAATCAGGAAAACAGTAATTGATTTTTTCTTTTACCCACACATTGCTTACGCAAGTGTTCAGCGACTGGGAGACTTGAAACGGGTGGTTGTGGTGGGTTATTTATTCTACAATAGCAAAATATATTCATATACTAATTGGGTGCAGCATTTCGTTCTTTATTGAGTTAGTTAACTAACGAAAAGTAGTTGATGATTAAGATTGTGGTGGATATAAGAAATACAGACAGACAATAAGAAATAGCAGATATATCAGATTTACTTGATCACGTTTTTTGCATACATTTCTATAATTATTTCGTTTTTATTGAAAATATATTAAAAAAACGAAAAAGGGAGATTTAAAACTTAATATATACTTATATAAAAATAATGTATATGAAGTGATATTTATAATTCCATTTTCTGAATCTGTAGTTGATAATTTAACTATACAAAAAACTAAACTTACCCGATACTGTTATATCAATGATATAGATTTGGTTTCTAATATTCTTGCTAACAATCTACCTATAAAAAATACAAGAATTGCTCTAAGAAATATTTTAGATTTTCTAACATTTATTGATATGAAAATTAATGAAAAAGAAAATACTTGCTTTCCAATTCCTGCTACTAAAATTATTTCTTTTTTTGGTGTTGACAATTACAAGCAATATATGAATTTACTTAAAAAGTTAGATATTATTTCTGCTGTATCATATCAAGATGGTTCTTTTTATAAAGTTGGTTCGTTATATACCCAGTACAGGGTTCACAATGCATACATCAACCAAGAGAATCTTGCAATTATTATTCTTGATGAAGATAGAAGAAAAGATGATTTTACTAATGAAGTAACAAATCTTGATTCCAGATTTGTTAATACCATTAAACAATTGGAGGTAAATATAAAAGAAGCAATTACTGCTGAAATACAATATTATAAAGATAACAATCTTAAATTATCTACACTTAGAACTAGAATAAGCAGAATCTTTTATACCAAAAGAAAAAGATTTATCAAAAGTGGAACTAAAGTAAATAGGGTATATCACTCATTTACAAATCTGTCTAAAGTATCACGAGAACATTTAGATATGAAGTTGATAAATGTTGATGTTACCAATTGTCAACCATTGCTATTAGTAGCGCATCTAATTAAGAATTTTATGAATTATGATAATAGTTACTTGATGGATTGTGAAGCAGGTTTATTTTATGAAAGATTTGAAGGTATAAATAAGTTTGATAGGGATGAAATAAAAAGAAGTATTTACAAAAACATATTCTTTGCATTCGTGCCGAAAAACAAATTTAATAAAAGATTTAAAGAGTTATATCCTGAAACTTGGTTAGCACTGGAATATATTAATAATAGTGGTATATCACTAGCAGCCGAACTACAGAATTTAGAAAGTGAATTGTTTAATAATCTTATACCTGAAAAATCTAAATACTTCTTTACACTATTTGATGCAATCTATTTTGATAATATAAACGATATTACAGCAATAGTTAAATCTATAAAAAACTTCTTTGAAGAACTTGGTATAGAAGTTAAAGTAAAGATTGGATATTAACTATAAACAATCCATACTTTTTAAAACCTTTATATTTTAAAAATATATACTAAGTAAACTTACCCAGTTAGGGATATAAATAAAAACTAAAAGATGAAAGAATTTTATGCATATAAAGCACATTTTTACTTAAAAAAGATTAATGAAAAATTACCAATTGATTTACAGACAAACGTTAAAGATATAGATAAAAGTATTTTAGATTATTGGAATACTTTTAGTTATTCAAATAAAATAAAATCATTTTTAGAATGTAATAATATATGTTTTGATGAAGAATTATTTATGAATCGGACAATTGATTGTCCGTTAGATTCAGGAAGATTTTTAAGAAAAAATGATAATGTATTATCATTTTTTGAACCTAAGAAAGATAAGTCTTTGCACCAATGCACTATGAATGACCGATATGATATTACAAACTATAATCTTGATGATGTTACAGTAGATTTAATTATGAAAAATCATTTTCCATCTGAATATAGAGATTTAAAACTTACCCAGTTAGGGATATAAATAAAACTAAGAAAAATGATTATAATAGTGTTAATATTAATATTAATTGTGCAAATACGGATTATAAAGAATTTAGGCAGGTTAGATAACTTATATACTAAAATGACAACTGCATATGTAGTGTTAAATCCAAAAAATGATGATAAGCAATAATGAAAGAACTTGCAAGTAAAATAATTGTATTTTTATGGTTAGCAGTAGTATACACTGGTATATATATCGATATAAAAACATATACTTACAATGGTAAGTATGAAATTGATGTTATAAATAATGGTGTCGTTACAAAAAGTTATTTTACAAATGAATATGAAAAATATGAAAATATATATGAATTTGTTGATTACACTACAGCACAAAAATTTGAATTGATTGGTAATAATATAAAAGTAAAAGAATTAAAATAAAATAATTGACACTAATACAGATAATAGACCAAGTAAGAAAATTAGATAACAGTATGTTTTTTCACTTTGATGTTATTAAGGTTACTAAGAGAAAATGGATTATGAATTGTATTACAGCACCGAAATATAAAAGTGATAAGATATTTTATATTGCTGTTGGGAGTAAAGATAATTACAGAATAAAAGATTGTAATTACTGGGATGAAATTAAAAATTACAATGAAGTAAGTTATGGATATGTTTATGTGTTTAGAAAAGTATTTAGTAAAGGTTATTTAAAAGCTGGTGTCTTATCTACTTCAAAAATGACTTACTATGAAAGAAAAAAATTAGGATTAATATAATGTTTAAGTGGTTTAAAAAGAAGATTAAAGAAGTACAGGTACAGGGACCCGATATAGATTCAAATCCTGAATTTACATATAATAATGTTAAAGCGATTTTGGAATATTTGTATGATTATGGTATACAATATTATACTATTGATAACCATTATATGCAAATTAAAACTGATTGTTTCCCTTATAATTGTAATGGTGATGGTGGTGTTTATATTTATATAACTGATAAGACACGAAAGTTAAGAATAGCATCAAAAATGTATGAAATAGATGCTGAATATATTTTAGCACAGTTTTTTAAAGAAGAACTTAGAGACAAAAAATTAAATGATTTAGGAATATGATATGTATGCATTTACTTATAAAATATAATCAGAAAGTATTAACACAGGTTGTTGATACTTTTTTCTTTTATATAAGATTATTTTCTTTTAATTTTGTCTTATGAATCTTAAGGACAAAATCATATATGGATATCTTACCTTCAATGAGCTTGCAACGCTTATAGAGTCAAATATACGCGCTGCTGCTGTATTAAATATCAGAATATGGTATGATGTTAACAAGCAGGGAATTTACGCGCATATGAGCGAGAATAAGACGTTGCTATTTAATAAGCAGTATTCAAAAGACTTTATGCACGTGATGCTTGCTAAAATGCATTATGATTGGTCACTGGTTCTACAGAAACGAATTGATTTGAAGAACCAGGAGGAGTACCGGCTGAAAATGTTAGCACTTGAAGAACTGGGTGGTCAGAATCAAGAATATATTGATATTGAAGATAGACGTCCGACCATCGGTGAAAAGATTGCACAGCGCAATACTATGAACCAATATTCTAATGAAAAGAAATATGGAATTAGTTAGAGATTGTTTCTCTTTCGATATTCTTCCATTGACATATTTTTATAAATTTCACCGTTTTCTTTATACTCTTTGTACATTTTTGCACGTGCTTCGGGGTCACCGTGATTCATATCATAATAATCAGGTTTTATTTCAGCCTTAATATTTTTCATTGTTATTGTTCTTCTTTCAACAGGTTTTTGTTTTATTACTTCTAACTTCGGTTCTTTAATAATGATTGATGATAAATATTTTTTTACCCTTGTAAATGAAATCACTAATAGACATATTATGAGAATAGACAGTAGAAAATATCCTAAAGGTATTGGATAACTTAATATATCAATAATGCTAATATCTTTTACTAAACCGTATAATGCTAGACAAGCATATCCACCAATAGATAATATTATACCTGCGATAACCTTAGACCCTACTGGGTCATTCCATATTTTTTTGAACATAATAATAAAGCGTAGGTGCAAGTAAAGATAATAATTATTTGGTTAGAGATAAAATATTAGTCTCTAACCAAAATAATTAAATACTTCGCTACTTTCTTAAGGCTGCAACCATACAGCAAATTTTAATAATGTTTACGCAAATACTTATTAATCTTAATGGTTGCTCATAATTTTTAATAAAGCGACTTAATGATACAATTAATTTTAGACCTCTTTTTTTCATAATATTTGTATTAGATGTTAGATACAAATTTCGTATTATGATAACTTACCCAACGGTTTTAAATGGTCTATATATCTACAGATATTGGTTAATTTAGGATTATTTAGGTTACAATAGGATTATTTTTATCTTCGCGTAATTCTTTAATGATTTCATCGATTTTAGCATCTAAAAATTTAATTCTTTCCTCAACTGCTTTTGACTGACCAACACCTGAAATCATCTTAGTATCTAAACTTTCTACATTTTTAATTCCGTGGAAATGTATATATTTCAAATATTTTTCAGGATTAGCATTAATGTATTTTCGTTCTCTAAGTTGATAATATAAAAAACTATAATCACTTCGATGTTTAGAATTTTTAGAATAAATATTATGCATCGCAGAAAAAACTACTCTACCAGTATAATTGTGAAATATATCTTCATTTTTACTTACTTCAACATATAACTCATCTTCTAAATCTATCACCTCACTTATTCCTATTTCTTCAAAATTTGTTTCATATTGCGATACATTTTCATCATCTGTAATTTTACTCATCAATTCTAATTTTGGTAAATCAATTGCACTTTTCAATATTTCCCTCGTTTTTTTAAATCGTTTTTTTAAAGGGGATTTGTAAATATTTATAGACAATTGTGTATTAATATAATCAAGGATATCATCAAATAATAACATAAAACTATGTTGTAAGTGCAAAGCAGTTTTGTAATGACCTGTATCTATATTGTGATTTATTATCGCGCTATGTTCTTCAATAGACAATAATGCATCTTCAACTTGATTCATATATCTATTATACTTATTCAATTGAGCCCCACTATATTTTTTACTTTCAAATACAGCAATAAAAACTTCCACGATACTATTCCCAAGCCTAAATAATGTTACTATAAATAACTTAATCAATTTTTGTCTAGATTGTAAAAGCTTATTTGAAGTTAATAATGATAGACGAAATTCCTGCCAATGTTGCAATGTAAAAGTGAAATAAAATAGATTATCATTACCATCTTCTTGCTTTATTATAACCCTAGGAAAATATACGGAATTAATTGCTGTTAGATACTTATTAAACTTATAGGTACGTTCCAAAAAAATATCTTGTTCGCTTTTATAACTATAATTTATGTTATATTTTTTATTTTCTAAATGTAGTTTGTAAATATTAAATCTTTTTAAATATCCAAAAGATAGTTTATCAACATCTAAGTTGTTAATAGCACTCAACTCTTCATCAATAAAGTCGTTTTCGCTTAGAGGAAAATCATCCTTCATTTTTGAAGATTTAATCAAATTATTTACTAGTAGTCCATTGTTAAACCTTAAACTATTATCATTACCTAAATCTTTGACATCACTATTATTATAATACCACGCTCTTAGATTACTTCTATATATATCATTTAAATTGGTTAAATTTCCTTCGATAAATTTAAATTTATCAATTATCAATTCATCAGTCATAACTTATAAAATAAATATTTACTTCACAATAGTACCATAAACAATCCATCTTTCCAAAAGTTTCTTTTCCAGCGAAATATATATTGTATGGAAAAAATAACTTGCAAATTTAAAGAATCTTCATACAAAGAAAGACTTGCATTCAAGAACTGGAGAAATTTATATAACCTATTCCCTGAATCAGAATGGACGGTTCTAATCACTCCTTATGATGGTTCTGATGTGTATGATGTATTAGTTCAGAATCGTTCGTATAAACGCATTATAATAGAAATTAAAGTTCGTGGTGAACTTGCTACACAAAAAGGAATTGAAGAAGGATTTTTTTATGAATCTAAAAAACATAAATCTTTAACCGACCTGAAAGATTTAGATCCCGATAACAATACTATTATGTACATAAACTTTACCACGAAAGGTACTTATGTATGGAATATAAACAAAATAGAATTAAAGTCTATAAAACGTGAAATGAATAAAGCAACTATGAATAGTAATGATAAAGTAAACAAGTCAGTGTATTTGCTAGATGTTGCTGATGCAAAATTTTATTCATATGTATATGATGATTTACAATATTGGAATGATACAGTAAATGTAGATAAAGCAGTTAGATTAAGTAAAACCTGTAGGGGTGGATATGTAAATATGTTGCTACCGTGGGAGGTATAAAATAATATATAATGTTATGGAAAATGATATGTATATTAAAGTTAAAAACTTTGTACGAAATTTATATTGGTTAGAGAATTATGCTATAACTATATTAAATAGAAAATAAAAAATAAATAATTTGTTTAATGGATATAATTAGTAATGTAAGAAAAATGTATAAAGATACGAATTACAACGTATGTGTATTGTACACAAGTTATGATATATATAAGCAAATGATTAAAGAAAATCTTATAACTAATTATTTGGATTATCAATTGATAGATAACATTATTATCGAACCTTTATATTTACCAAATCAGTATATGGTGATGGATAAAGTTGAAGATAAAAAAATAATTAAAACTATTTTAATTAGAACTGCAGAAATTAGAGACCAAAAAATAAACAGTATATTAAATGGGAGCGTTTAAGAATGACCAGAATTATCAGATATATAATAAGCATTCAACTAAAACATTATTAGCAAAGATTGCTGAACTTGAAAAAGAATTGGAGGAGTTGAAAGAAAAAAAGGATAAGGAATAAATAAAAAAAGCAGGGGTGAACCCTGCTCTAATCTTTTACATTAAAAACCACCCAGTGATGGTCAGGGTAAACTTGAACTTACCTCGCTGGAATTTTAAAACAATCATAAAAAACTTTTTTTAAGTTAAACAATAATGTGTTGTAATTTTCACGTTATCATTTTTTATCTATTCATTGTTTTAAGGGATTGGTACTACAAATATAGTGATACATCTTTCTATTTCAATAGTTTACTTATCAACAATAAATCAACTTATAAACACACTCGTTAAATTTAAAGCGTTTTAAGCAATCCTTTTTAATATAGATGTAAGTGAATATGAATAATGTGGTATAATCTGTTAGGTCGCTTTGTGGTGGGTGTGGTGAGATAGTATATAATAACTTTATTACAAATAGTTCTAAACTTATCTAGTATTTCTGCATATAATAGCATAACTATAAAGAATCCAGTGTTTTAAAAAGCACATTTTCAGGGTAATATATACCATAAAATAAGAACTAAATGAAATGAAAACTAGAAACGAAATAAAAAATGAACTGATTACTGAAAAGATGCTTCAACTATACCCTGACGGAATACGTAAAGTTAAACATATGTTTGAAGATATTTATGAAATCTGTTATAATGGTAGAGATTATGCAATAATCTGTAGCAAAGGAAAGTTTGAGATTACAGAAAAAGATATTCAACACCGATTAAGACAAGAGAAAATAAACTGTGTAATAGAGCAACTGGGGATTTAACCAGTTGCTTTTTTTATTTAAATAATCTGATAGTACTGGTATGCATATAATTCTTTCCTGTAGATGTTTTAAAACCGTTCTGATTAAGCATATTGGTAATTTGTGTGTAGTTCATACCGTTGTTGTATAGGACTGCTGCAAATGCTTTTGCTTTTTTCAGGTTAGGATTCTGTAGTTTCTTTTCTTTTATCGCTGCTACACCCATTAAACGGTGTTCTTCTTTCATTTCAGATTTACCCAGTGATGTAATGGTGTTACCTGCTTTACTGATGTGGTAACCATCACGTTTAATATTTTGTTTGATAGCATCCAGTGCTGCTTTGGTTCTATCCTGAATCATTTCTAATTCACGTTGTGCTAATGCAGCAAAAATATGTATAGTAAATGAATCAGCATTTGGTAAATCTATTGCACGAAATTGTACTTTAGTATCCATCAACTGGGATATAAACGATACGTTACGCGATAACCTGTCTAGTTTCGCTATAAGCAATATTGCATCATTCTTTTTAGCACACTCAATTGCATTAGTTAATTCTATTCTGTTGCTTTTACTACCTGATTCTTTTTCGGTGTAGTATTCTATTACTGTATCATTAGGTTGCAAGAACTTCTGAATGATATTTAACTGTGCATCTAACCCCAAATCTTGGTCAATGGTAGATACTCTAACATACGCTACATATTTCATAATTATTTTAGTCTTTTAATTATAGTGAATCCGATATAGATTGTTTCATCAATCTGTAATGCATTTAAAGAATTTATTTCTGCATCAGTTAGTGGTTCAATATCATCTGCTGTATTGATGGTAATAAATTCTGATAGTGTAGTTTCAATTTCATCATCAAGTAATAGTATCATATTTTTCATAGTAATTATTATAATAGATTAAACATTTAGAAAAGTAAGAGGGTTAAACCCCCTTACTTTCAATTTCTTCATCAACAATACTTTGTAACATATCAAAATACACATCGTTAATAGTCTTGGTTACATCATATCTTGCATCTAAGAGACTAACTGTGTACGTGTCATTATATGCTAAGGTTATTAATACATAATGTTTCCAGTGGTGACCATTTACTTTTAAAATAACACCACCATTATCTACTGCATAAATGTTTGTAACACCCCAACACCAGTAAATATTGATCGGTGATTTTAATACCATTAAAGTTTCTTTCAAATCGAAATCGCGTTGTACTAAATGTTTAATCTTGTCCATTGTTTTTATATCTATTATTATACTGTAAAGATACGGTGGAATAAACATATTACATCGGGGCGTCAGTGATTTGTTCATACTTAATATCCATTAAATCAGGACTTTGAATAGATCAGATCAATACGTTAAAGTGTGATAAATGTGGATAACTTTAGTGTCGAAATTAGACCATTTCAAATAATTTCATTATTGAAAGTAGGTTGGAAAAATGTATTGAAATTGTGCCTATTTGTTATTGTTTCAATATCGAAACTTGAATTAAAAGCGGTGGTTAAAGTATTAAGTAATTTATACAGGATTCATTACAATTCAATCAGCAACCCACCACACCCACCACAAAGCAACCTGTTAAGTTTTGGTAATTCAATTAGATAATCAGCACCCACCACAAAGCAGATTAATCCTGACTCTTTAAAAGCAGATTTTGGCTGAATAAAGACCACCACAAATCGATAGTATCATAAAAAGAATATTGAGTAGTATATTGTTATTAGTTAAAATATGTTAAAAAGAATATTAATAGTAGAAATATAAGAATATTTATTAGGTGGGTAATATCCGTTCCTTACATTTGTATAAGAATTAAATGTATAACATAAAAAATTAAAAGTATGCCTATTAAATTATCTAAAAAAGAAGTAGACACTTTACTTACTAAGAAAGCAACAGAGAAACCAACTTTATTCCAAAAAGAGATTGCAGAGTTAAAAAGTGGTGAGGGTTTATTTATCCCAGCATCTGAATGGACACTAACGACTACTATTACAAATTACTTTAGGTCTAAATACAAAAACCATAAGACTAACCCGCAGGATATAATAGAAGTTAAAAAAGCAACTAATGATGGTGTTGAAGGTCACGTTATCAAAAGAAAATAGTCTTTACATACATCGACAAAAAAGCAACTCAAAATCGGGTTGCTTTTTTTGTATCTTTACATTATGAGAGTAGAAGAATTTTCAAAAACATTAGATAAACTGGAATTAATAAATGTGATTACAAAAAATGGTACTATATCAAGTATATTTACGTTAGCATTATCTTATGCAAGTTATGATGAAATTAGAGTATATGCTATAGATAATCATTTTAGAGATATTGAAATTCTTCTTAATGATAAAATTAAAAAAAAGATAGTTAATGTTTTAAAATGAATTAATAGAAGTGATAGATTCCATTTTTATTAGTTGGTTTAATTCGATCAGTTATAATATATCTTGCAGCATCTATTAAGTGGTTATATTCATCACACGGATTTTCTCCTTTATCTTTCCAAGAATAGTTATTTAATTCTATAGCGAGGTTTGTAGATGTTCTATCAACAATAAGTTTGTAACCCTGCATCAGTTTTATTCCCTGGTTAACCGAACCTGCACCTTTTTTACATTGTCTAATATTTACACCGTGGTTTTGCTTTATTTCATCAATTAATCTACCTTCTGAACTATCTGCGATTATTAGTTTATTACCACATACTTTTTTAAATATCTTCCCTAATTGTGTGGTAGATTTACCTGCTTCATATAGATGTTCTTTTAGATAAATGATTTCATTCTTTTTATCAATTGCTACTTCTACCAATGTTGACGGGTCATTTTTATACCCCCAGTCGGCACCAAAGAAAGTTTCAACAACATTCAAATCTGTATCTTCTAATAGTGCAGTAAGTTTAGAATCTCTTACCATTATTAAGGTATCTGGAAAATCTCCAAACTCCCAATTTGTAAATATAACACCTTCTGATTTTTCTAACCATCCACCTAAGATTGCGTGGTTGTAATATGCGGGGTTATGTTTCTTATGACGTTCATAAAGTTTTATTGTACTTGCTTCAAGATTTTTTAGGTTGTTTAAATAAGTAGTGTGTATATAACAAGTATCACCTTTAATACCATTATAACCCTCATTTACATTATTTTCTAAGAAGAATCTTTTATATATCCAGTGAACTTTAGTTGCTGGATTTAAAACAATCATTACCCTTAAATGTTTATTCTTGTCCCTGATACCTTCATCTATCTTATTGAATAAACTTTCATCACGCAATTCTTCTGCTTCTTCAAAAACAATAGTTGTAACCCCAGACAGTGATTTCATACGTCCAGTACTTTCACCGGAATTACCTTTAAGACCTTTGAATATAATTGTTGATTTGGATAACTTATTTGTTACAACAGTTTTATTAATAGTAAAGTATTCTGATAAATCTAATTCTTCAATTTGCTTGTTTACTTCTGCAATAGTTGAATCATCAGAAGAGTTCATTGTTAAACGCATTATCATTATTTTATGACCTGCGGTAAATGACAGTTTTAAAAGGAAATGTACTAATGCATAAGATTTACCTGAACCCCTACCACCTGTAACTATGGTGTATCTTCCTGTATGTTCAACTAAGGGTTGGTATAATTTGTGTAGTTTCAAAAATCATTGGACTATTTTTATAGGTCAAAATCATCATCAAATAAATCATCATCTTCAAAATCGAATTTTAATTTATTTACTAGATCTTTCATTTCTATTGACTGGGTTGTAATAGTGGTATCATTTGTAGTTGATACTTTTGGTTGTCCGTGCAGGTAACCCAGATATAACTTAATCATATCTTTATCACCTTGCATTGCTTTTTCAACCATTATCTGAATTATATCATCATTATATGGAGATAGTTTTTCGGCTAACTTTGTTTCATATGCTTTAGGTTTTCTACCACAACCTTTATTACCACCGTTGTTTCTTCTACCATCTACTTTTTTAGGTTCAAACATTTTTATTAATTATTTTTTTGAAATGAGGTTATACCCATCTATAACTTTCTTATAAATTGATATAAGACTTTTTAAAGTAATCTTTTGGTCAAGTGTATAACTATCATCAGATATTACATAAGTGCCGATACCAACCACGTATATTAGTTTTACTGCTATTGTAATGTTAGATTCATCATCAACATCTTTTCGGTACAGAATCAAACCACCTTTATAATAAATCAATCTTGTATTCAGAAAGTACTTCATTTATATAATCTCTTTTTCTTGTTTTGATTTTTTATAAGTAAATACCCATATCATAATTTTAAAGAATACTAATACATAAATTGATTGTAAGTATGTGGGGTATGGGAGGTGTGCGCATATATCTATCAGTACAAACCCTATCAGGTATAAGACAGATACATTTATCAATAACCCGATTACTTTTATTAGAAGCGTTAAGAATGCGTTTAAGATTGTAAACCCTACTAAACCTTTTAACTTCCATAAATTTTTAATAATCTTCATTCCTTAATATTTTTTTTATTTGCTCATTGCGGTATTCTTCAATCATATCTAACATTATATTTTGCAGGTATAAATTACATTTTTGAAATATAATTTCACGCTCTATATCCTGATAGCAGATTTTCCACGTGTAGTAATTAGATTGCGGGACCATCAGCATTATTATTTTCAAGTCTTGCTTTTAGTATAAGACTTTCTTCATATGCTTTATCCTGTAATAGTGAATATAGGATTGAGTATGTTTGTTCTTCAAATTCAAAGTGCAGGTAATCGGTCAATAGATTTTCTTTCTGCTTATAAAACTTTATAAAGTTGTAGTAGTATTTCAAAAGTTCCATATGGAAATACTCCCCATATTTATCTATCTTGTTTAATTCGTTCATATGTTTTCATCTATATTTTTTGAGTAGTCAGATATGTAAACAGTCCAAAGTTTTTCACGCATTGAAAGAATTGTTGAAGGACAATTACACACTGCAACTCTAGTTTTAAATACCTTGTTATATAATGAGAAGATGTAATTTCTATCCATTTCACCGATGCTATTTGCAAATCGAATGCGTTGTAGAAATGCTATTTCAAATTCATCCAGACCACCCACATTTTTAAGAAATGGAAATATTACATTCAGTTTCTTTCTGCGTTCTTCACACGCTTCACACGATTTAATACCAAAGAAATTAGTTACCGATTTAATTACATCACCAAGTCCTTCAATCTTATTTTCAGGTTCAGCAACTGGTTCAACAATTGTTTCAGTAATAGGTTCAATTACTTCTTTAACCTTTCTAACATATTTTCTTTTTGGTTTTTCTTTGGGTTTGGTAACTCTAGGTTTTTTTGATTCTGACATAATCATCATTATATATTTTTTGTAGTTTAGTCTTAGTAATGACTATAGAACTTTGTAGTATATTAAAGTGAATACCACTTTGTTTTGCAAGTTCACGCAATGACATACCACCGACAATTACTAATTTGAATACGGTGTTATGAAACCAATCATCAATACTATTTATCGTATTAAGAAAATCCATTACACCGTGATATATATTAAAACTTGTTGCATCGTTTCGATTCTGAACTTGTTCTAATAATCCTACTTCATCAAATGGTAAATCATCTTCTGATTCCTGAATATCAAATTGAATCGGTTTAGAATCTGTTTCAATTTGTTTTAGGTAAATAGTCTTAAGAGTTTTAAAGATGTAAGACTTGGATAGTTCTTTTTTTGGATATCGTTTAAATAATGCTGTTACTGTTAAATACATTTCAGGAACTAAATCTTCTGCTTTGTATTTATCACCAGTAATCTTTACAGCGTATTTAAACCACAATTTACCATCAGTTGATATATCCAACATATTTTTATACTTCACCTCTTAAATCAATTCTTTTCATTCGTAGTATATATTTAGAATTGAATAGTCCCTAAAAGAAAAGAGATACCCAGTTATGGATATCTCTTTGCTCGAACTAAAAAAATGAAATCTTTAAATGAAATCCGGGATTTCGTGTTTGGTAACGACATAACAAACCCAAAAACAACTACAAGGATATTTCCTGATAGTTAGAATTTCGTTTGTTAGAAATCCCGCTTCATTAGTTATATATTTTTTTGCTGCATTAGTTGTAAAGAATACTTTCATTTGTTCAATTTATTTTTAAGTATATATTCTTTTAATGCAAGATGTATTTAGAAGTATGGATTGTTTACGGTTGTTAATAAGTAAGACACTATTAAGACACCAATTAAATGAAGTGTGTGAACTTTCCTTTATCCATAAGGCTTATAGAAAACGTTTCACCGTTCTTTAACATCGCTAAAATCAAACTCAGGGAAATCGAGGGTTTTATAAAACTCTTCGCGCACGTTTATTGTAGTTGGCTCTAAAGTTCCGCGACCTTCAAAAAAATCTATAATTTCGGTAACATTTTCAAGGCCATAACAGTCAAGACCGGCAACAATTGCTGCCTCTTTTACATTTTGTTTTGGCAGAAAAAAGCCTTTAAAGCCTTCTTCTTTAGCTTTTATGGCAATAGGTAACACTCCTTTAATGGGTTGTATGCTGCCATCGAGCGACATTTCGCCCATTATAATATACTTATCTACTTCATCGGATTTTATTTGTCCGGAAGCTGCTAAAATTCCTATTGCAAGAGTAAGATCATAAGCAGACCCTTCTTTGCGTAAATCGGCAGGAGCCATATTTATAGTTATCTTTTTAACAGGCAGGCTGTAGCCATTATTTTTAAGGGCAGCTGCAATACGATAACTGCTTTCTTTAACAGCATTATCCGGCAGGCCCACAAGATGGTAGCCAACACCTTTATCAATATTAACTTCTACGGTAATGGTAGTGGCTTCTACTCCAAACACCGCACTCCCGAAAACTTTTATCAGCATATAGTAAGATTGTGACGTCGAAAATACTAAAAATAATTGCAT